ATATGAGCTCAAGAAAGGCTTAGAATTCGATCCGTTTGTGAGTACGTTCTACGATGGTCGCTACACTACAGAGACCCGCACAAAGTGGACTGTTAATCTAGCGATCGTTGCAGGCCCTCTAGTCATTTATAATGGTTGGAACCCATTGCAGATCGACCGATACCCATTTACTCCATTCATGGCCTATTTTGAGCCTTCCTTTAACGAATGGGGCTATCGATGGCAGGCTGTGACGCGCATTCTTAGAGATCCGCAGTTTCTCTACAACAGGCATAAAATTATTGAATTGGACGCCATGGAATCTCAAATAAATTCTGGTGAGATTGTCAAGGAAAGTTATTATAAATCACCTGATGAAATGAAGAAAGTGGGTCAAGGCGCTATCAGAATCGCGAATGATAACGCAGACTTACACGCAGACCGTGTTTCTATCAACGTTCCAACGATTCAAGGCGATCGTCAAGCGCTTACTGAGGGTCTAGGCAACGCAGTTTCGGAAGTATTCGGCATGAATGAACAGGCTATGGGCATGGCTGATCAGGATATTTCGGGCTTAGTTAGCATGATTCGTCAAAAGTCTGCTCTTGTAGGCAAGGAAGACCTGTTTGACCACCTAGACCGCTCTCAAGGTGAGATGGCCGAGGTAGATTTAGCTATTATGGAAGCCAACTGGTCAGAAGGTAAGTGCGAGCGTATCTTAGGTCGCAAGCCTAGCGAGGGACTGCTTAACCCATTTGTAGACAAGTTCAGCGTTGCTATTGAAGCGGGCGCTATGACAGAGACACAAAGACAGTACGAAGCATTGCAAGTCGTCGAACTGATCAAGCTAGGGGCTCCTATCAGTTGGGATTTTGCTATCAGCAAGATGAACATCCAAGGCAAGAACGAACTCATGGCGAACATGAAAGCAGCCCAACAGCAACAACAGCAAATGCAGCAGCGTGACTTCGAACAGAACCAACACAATATGCAAGTTGAGAACATGACGTTGCTAGCTAAAGCAGAGAGCGACAAATCACTTGCAAGAGAGAGATTAAGCAAGATACTCACTGATCAAGCTATGGCTGAGCTAGATATAGCTAAAGCAGGCCATGAGCGCACAAGGTCATTCCTAGATCTAGTTATCGCTGCACAAGAGATCAAGGGTAACAATATCTCTCACGTTCAGCAAGTAGCCGATATCATGGGCACTATCGACGAGATAGGCCGCAGAGACGAAGTAATTGAAAAAAGTACTGCTAAAGTATAGTGTGGGACTGCTCCCTAGGAGGGCAAAATGAACAATTACAAAGTAGAAACGGGCATGAAATCACCTATCGCCGTCAAACGCGGTGGTAATGATGCTCACCCATCAGCCCCAATCAAAGCTATGGAAGGTTATGGCCGCACTGGTTATATCGAACCTCGTGGTTATGCTGAGCATATGGCAAAAGCACAAGCTCATGACAAAGGCGCAAAATCTGCGTCTAAGTACAAAGGCGGAAGGTAGTGGCTAACCCCCAATTACCTAAAGGGGATGTAATAGTCCCCCTTATGTCTCAAGAGTACGGCCAGCTTGTCAAAAAGATGAGTGATAAAGGCAACCTTGAGCTACTAAACCATGGCCAGAATGCGCTTGATACAGGCGAGGCTATGCACGCCGGCTCTATGCGCAATGTAGAAGCCGCTCTTAATCAAACGATCGCTAAAAATCCAGGCGTGAGTTTTTACCTTCTGCGATGCATGAGGCGAGACTTTAAAGCGTTTAATACCTTTCATGAGGCCATACAAGTTAGGCCCATGCACTGCCCCGTCCCTCAGACACCAGGCATGACATTATTCCAGTGGGACGCACCATCTCAGAAACTCACTATGTTGTGGAGCCTTCCAGTATCCAATCTGTTGGAAGCTACCGCATCGAGCGACCTAGACAAAGACTTGCAGAAAGCAACTCGTCAATATCTCCACGACACAAAGAAATTTAAATAGTTGAAGCTATTGCGTCTTACGTATATGTATAAGCATGTTGTAAGAGCATCAACCCCTCATAGGTAAAGCATGGATGATTATTCCGACATTAACGATCAGCTAGTCACTGATCAAGTCCAAGGCGACCAACAGGCAAACACCCAAGACGAAGCGCCGCCGAGTCAGGGTATGCGCCAACTCCGAGAAGCTTACCAACGTGAGAAGAACGAGAAGATTCAGAAAGATCTAGAGATTGCTACGATGAAAGCTAGGCTCGAGATGATCGAGCAAGGCTACTCCAAAGCACCCGTTCATAGACAAGAAGACGTCGAGACTGATTATCAGGGCGAAATCGACTCTATGGATGATGACCTTCCAAGCGGCGCACAAGTGAAAAAGGTAATGGGTGGTTTAGTTGGCGAGATAAAGCGTTTGAAAGCCGAAGCTCAAAGTGCAAAGAGCCAAGCGAACAACTCGACTTTATCCCCCATTGAGCGCGCTAGATTGAAATATGAAGACTACACTCGAGTCGTAAACAAGGAAGCTATCGACAAATATCTTACCAATTCAGCTATCCGAGAACTAATCGACGCTACAGAGCCTAATAAGCAGCCTGAGCTAGCGTATAGGATTATCAAAGGCGAGATTGAGAAAGAAGCATCAGGCCAGAAGCGCGCGCAAACAAGTGCGACGATTCAAGTAGCTAATACAAAGCCTGCTTCTATCAATCAGACTGGACGTAATCTAACCATGGGCGAACAGTCGAAAGACATTTCACGCATGAACACTAGCGAGAAATCCGATTTAAGAGCGCGAGCTATGGATCAGATCAGGCAGTTTGTTAGGCAAGCTAATAGCGTAGGCTAGTGACAGTAGCTGGATGGAATCGATTCCATGTCAGCAGTTACAATCAATAACCTTCAGGCGCAAGTACCAAACAGCGCGAACCAGCTCTTGCTCCTCACCGAGCGTCCAGATCTGATCTTCAACCTGTTTGCTACTCAAGACGAACACCCTGAAGGTGGCGGCGATATTCATACTTATCGTCACTATCAACGCTTACCGTTGAACCTTACACCGCTACCACAAAACGGTCAGAACCCAGCTCCAATCCAAAGCCAGGTCAACGACTTTAACGCACAGCTTCAGCAGTACGGCGCTTATACACTCATCACAACGTTTGTAAGCTCTATCTCTCAAGAAGACGTCGTTACTAAGTATTTTGACCTTTATGCTCAGTGGACATCTGAGATGTGCGATCAGCTCCTTAAAAACGTGCTTATTGCCTCTACTTCAACTTACTACTGCCAGTATGGCGTATCACAAGATGACCCGACTGAAATCACTTCACGTGATATTCAGGAAGTTACAGCTCGTCTACGTTCAAACTCAGCGATCCCAATCATGAATGGTAAGATCGGCGAACTACGAATCGGTTCTTCACCTGTTCGTAACTGCTACGCTCTTCTTTGCCATACAGACCTTGAACCTCAGTTCAACCAGATCGGCAACTTCACATACACTTACAACTACCCTAACTACGACGGGGTTCTTGAAAGTGAATATGGAGCAGTCTTAAACGCTCGTGCCTTCACTAGCCAACTTGGTTCTTACATTGATAACGCTTCAGCCCTTGGCGAGCGTGTCTATCTAAGTCCTATGGTGTCTATGGAGTCGTTCGCTCATATCAAAATGAACGGACAAATGGCGCAGTACATTTATACCCCAGCTGGCTCAGGTCAAGATTATCTCCGACGCACACAAGCAGTCGGCGCGATCTTTACTCAAGCTCAAACCATCCTCAACCAGTTATGGGTTGATACAATGCGTTGCACGCTGAATTAGGTAATAGCATGTTTCAAGATCTAACTTTCGGCACATACGTATCAAACGGCGTTTCTCAGTTCATTCCTCTTGCATGGGTTCCAAGCAAGTTCGCAGTGAACGTCCGAGGCGACGTATCAGGCTCTAACTGGAATAGTGTGGCTAACCCAGGCGTTGTTAAAAGCGCTTTTGCTTACTCAGACACTCCAGCAGGAAGCGCTTACGCTGTAAAAAACACTGACGGCGCAGCTACTAATCAGGATATTTACTTCACATCAGGCGGCTTTAGCTTCTACGATGCAAGCAATCCTCCTGTTTACCCTACTGTAGCTATCACTAGTGTTTCACAAGCAGCGGCAGCAGTTGTTACAACTAGCGCAGTCCATAACCTATTGACTGGGGATTATGTCCGCTTTCAAAACGTGACTGGCATGCATCAGTTGGACACTCTTGTTTTTCAAGTAACTGTTCTAAGCACGACTACTTTTAGCATTACGCTAGATACGTCTGCTTTTGCAACAGCTGGTTCAGGGGGCAAAATCCTCCAGTTGTCACAACTTAACCCAATGTTCCCTCGCAATCTGCTTATCACAAGCATTACGCAAGCTACTAACGCGGTTGTTACAACTTCATTTGATCATGGTATTCGTATCCCAGCGCCAGGCGTAGGCGTTTACGCGTTCCTAACATTTACCATCACTTCACCGTATGGAATGGTTCAATTGAATGACAAACTAGTAAAAGTACTAAGCGTCACAGCTAACACTCTTACTCTTGATCTAGACACAACAGGCTTTACAGCCTTTGCTTATCCTACAGCAGGTACAGTTATCGTTGATAATACACCTCCTCAAGCGACTCCATCAGGTGAGATCGGTCAACTCTTCAATGCAGCTACTAACACAAGCCAATACGGTATTTTGTTAGGCGCAAGCATTGTAGGCGCATCCGGTGTCTACGTGAACTGGGAAGCTTATTTAGGCTCACCGCCAGTAGGCAGCTAGTAAAATAGCAAATAAGGGCGTCATTTAGGCGCCCTTTTTAATTTAAGGTATAAAAATGGCAAAATCCAAAGTAAACACAAGTGACCTAGATGCCATGGGCGTCGAAATGACTCCTATGATTAACGATAGCGTGCTTCGTGATGTAAGTGAGAAAACCAAAGAGCTGCAAGAGCGTGACCGCGAGTCAGAAGCTAAGATTGCAAGACTACCTGAAAAGGAAAGACCTAAAGACTTCACGTCTAAATCTCAGTCAGTAAAGGTGCGCGTAGGCAATGACGAACCGCATCAAGCCTCATTGATCCATCGTTGGGTAGCTAAAGACTACGACAAGAACAAACTGCACCCGATTGTTAAAGCGAAAATGGAAGATGGAATGCAATGGGTTACTGGCAAATTTCTATCTATCGAAGATAACAAGAAGATCAAGAACCCCGTCACGTTTGAAATATCACGATGGGGAGTGACTGAACAGCACACTTTGATTCACAATATGCAGTTCACAGTAAGGAAATTCGTTGCTGATCACCTCAACTCTCTAACCTATATGGTCATGGATGATGAGATCAAACAAGTTAGTGCTGATTCTCGCTTTGGCGGAAAGGGATTAAACTTCGATCAAAGCGTCGCAGGACACTATCCGAAGTATAGTTTTAACTGGACATATGCCGAGGGCAGCAATAAAGTAAGCATGCACACTCCAACACGTCTAGTAGGTATCTAATGAGCCAGGGAAATCTTGAGTCTATTCGCTTAATGACGAGAGAATTGACGGGTAGAGATCCCTCGCAGATGCCAGATAGCGAGATAGATGATCGTATCAACGATTACTATCAGATCGATATGCCAGCAAACTTGAGGATATTGAAGTTGAAAGACTTCTATATCTTCAATACCCAGCCCAACATCGACGTTTATAAGTTTGACGACGTTGATTATTTCTATGTGGAACCTCAAGCAGAGGTAGACGACTACAACTGTTTCCTTACTACTGAGCCGACCACATTCTTTAATCAGCTTCCAAGAGCGCAGATACACCAGATTATTGGGCAGGGTAACGGTACTCAGGGGCCTTTTACAGGTACGCTTAATGCGATGCCCGTTTACCGTTCTTACAATATGCAGAACCTCAATGGTGAGTTCCCCAATGATTACAACATTGGCATTAACCAAATGGTCATGTTCAACGCTAAGATGTCCGGCGAGCTGCCAGGTAATGGTAGCCTTGCTCAAGTAGTCGTTGATAGTCCCAATGTAATCACTGATCCAGCTTATCTCCCTATCTTCAACCCTCCCATATCTACCGCTACGGGCACTCGTTATTTAGATACGGGTACTCTGATCGGTGAAGTTGCAGCGGGTTCTAATTCGTTTATCAACTACATTACCGGTCAGTACAGCGTTACTTTTAGTCGCCCAGTACCTCAAGGCATGAACGTAGAAGCTGTTTATACGACTTATGCGCCTACTCGACCTAGCTCGATGCTCTTCTTTCAGGATCAATTCTATCTAGGAAATCCTCCTGATAGAGTCTATAAAGTGAAACTCACTGTCTATAGACGTCCTAGCGCTTTGATCAACTCCACTGATAAGCCAGAGCTTCAAGAGCTATGGCAGCTATTAGCGTTCGGAGCAGCTCAGAAGATCTTCGAAAGGAATGCAGACTGGGGACAGTGGAATGATATCCAACCAGCTCTAAAGAAATACGAGCAAATCTGTATGGCAAGAAGCATGTTGCAGAATGCAGCTACACGAATCGAAACCATCTATAGCATCGGTGGCGGCTCTTTCAGTGCAGCAAATCAACCTACGACGTGGTATTAAGGAATTATAAATGAGCAACACTTTTAAACCTTCGATTCCTCAGCCCTCCGACCCTCAAGACGTTAGCCAGGGCGATCTATTAGCTAACAATCAAAGCTTGCAATATGTCTATGGTATTGATCATTGGCCTCTATTTCCCAGCAGTGCTAACGATGGATTTCATGAGCAAGTAACGCTGCCCACGTTCCCAAATAGCATTGGCGCTCTTCCAGCTCAACCTTCAGCTATCACTCCCTCGCTTAGGCTCTTTAGTCAAATAGTAGCGTCAGTTCCTACTTTATTTGGTATTAGCTCGGCTAGTGCAACACCTTTCCCAATTGGAGCTATCTCTGTTAATGCTAATCCAGGCGCCTTACAGCTCGGGAATATCATTATCAACTTTGGTTCTATTACGGTTAATGCAGGTGGTGGTACAGGAACGGGTACTGTTACTTATGCGCAAGCTTTTGGATCGGTACCCTATTCAATAGTTGTTACTCCCATGAGTGGTGGTGGTGTTGCCGCTGATAACTTTTGGGTGTCTAGCTCAACGGCTGCAGGCTGCGTAATTAACCAGCAGGGCGTTAATAACATCGCACCGCGAATCTTTAGTTACGTGGCCATTGGGTCAGTTTAGGAGTACAAATGCCTCTCAAAAAAGGTAAGTCAAAGCAAACTTTGCAATCTAACATCCGTAAAGAAGTAAAAGCTGGCGAGCCAGTTAAGCGCGCTGTGGCAATTGCCTATTCAGAACAAAGACGATCAGGACTGCGTAAAGCTGGCGTACGTAGAGCGCGAGGATAATGACACCTTACACCCCCTTTGTTGTAACCAATTTCTCCGATGGAATTAGAACCGATACCGAATCGTTTCTGATCCCCGATGACGCGACACCTCAAATGTTGAACATGACGCATTTTAGAGGGCGTATCGTTGAAAAGGGAGGCAACTCGCTTCTTTGCAACCCGTCTAATATAGGCGAGTATTTCAGAGGCAGATTAGGAGTTCGCAACCCAACGGGTACTACAACAAACGTTGCGGGTCAGGCAGTCATACCAGCAGGTACACTTATCCAAGCAGGCCCTTTAGATCCAGGCACTGTTAGGATTACCGTTGGATCTTTAACGGTCATTGATAACGCTATTGACGGCACTTTTGAAGTGTATACTGGCGGCCCAGCTACTGTTACAGGCCAGATCAACTATTCTACGGGTATAATTTCCACGGCAGTAACAGGCTTTGGAGCATATGGCGTTAGTACAAATAGCTGGTCAGCTCTTGTTATCCTTACTCCAAGCTCAATATCTCCTGTTATGGGTGCGGATAATATTGACGTAACAGGAAGCACATCAGAAAACATGATGGCCTTTGATACGGTTAAGCCTTACATATTCAACGTTAGCGTCGATCAGTTTCAGATAGCCGATAAGTACGACTCAACATCAGCTGATAGGCCAGTAGTTACATTTAGCGGTTCCGATAGCGACTTCTTTTGGTGCTTAAACTATGCCGATACATTTTGGGTAACAAATAACACGCCAGGCTTTCAAGCCCTTTACCCAATCAATGTGGTGGTTGGAGCTACGACCACGATCACCTTTCCTGCTTCAACTACCTTTGCGGTTAACGATTGGGTTTTCCTATGGGATCTAGGCAATATAACGATCACTCAAGCTAGTGACATTATCCAAGCTTATGGCCAAGTAACGGCTGTCTCTACCACTACTTTTGCTAATGACACCATCACAGTTAACATTGCTACGAGTTATACCGATGGTGCATCGACTTTCTCAGGTGGTGGAACGGTTCAAGCGATCAATAGGCAGCTGAATACTAGCGGAGATGGAATCAAATACTATTCCGTTTCAGGATGGCATAACTTTGCTCCACCTCTAACGGGCGTTTACAATACTCCTAACGGTGGTGGTGGTCAGGCAACCTATCTTTTTGGAGCGCGTTTTATCGTGTCCTACAAGGGATATCTGCTCTTTTTCAATACCGTTGAGGGTAAAACACTAGCTTCCGCTCAGCACTATCAGAACAGAATGAGACGCAGCGCAGCAGGTACGCCTTATTACAGCCAGCCGCTTCCTTCTACTCAAGGCACTAACGCTAATTCGTTCAGTCAGTTTCCAGGATTTGGCGGTTTTTATACCTCACCTGTTAATCAAGACATGGTAAGCGCGCGTTTTTGCCGTGATGAGCTGATTGTATCGCACGAAACGCACGACTTAAGACTAGACTTTACAGGAAACATCGCTCTTTTGTTCACATGGGCGAGGGTTAACGATGAGTTTGGCGCAGAGTCTACGTTCAGCATGATCAACGCCGACACTAAAGCAGTTAAGATCTCTCAGGATGGATTCACCGAATCTCAGGGTATCGACACTGTTAAGATGGATATGAAGGTTCCAGACCTAGTCTATCGCTTGTCTAATACGGACGATGGCAAGAAGCGCGTTCATGGATACCGTAACTTTGTCTCTCAGCTATTTAAATGGACTGCGGTTATCCCTCAAGGCTACCCTTCCTATCTCAAATTTCCTAATGTGGAAGTGGTCTACAACTACGCATTAAAGAGCTGGTCACTGAATAAGACGTATAACACTGTTTACAACAGTTTTAAGCTTTTCTACGACAATACATGGTCTAACGCTAAGCGCACATGGGCAGCGTCGCCTATGCCATGGAATACGCTTCAGTCTCGTAACGGTGAACAGATTTCTGTAGTAGGCAATTCCCAAGGCTTCTTTCACAAGACGGAAGAAACCCAGATCACATCACAGGCTTACAATGATCGCGGTTACAGAATAACCGATATTACGAGTTTCTTTCTTACCGTTCCCAACCATAGCTTTAAGAACGGCGATTACGTCTATATGACACTTATGAAGGCTCCTAACGCAGCTTTCAATAATGCAGTTTATCAAGTTCAGTTTGCTACAGTTAACGGCTTCAATTTGGTCAATCAGGCTGGAAACGTCATTCAGTTTACCAACTCATCGGCCACCTCTCCACCATCTGGCTTTCTAGCTGTAGTGGACAATATAGAGTATTGGACTAAGAAGTTTTATGTCGGCGGTAACGCAGGACTTCAAACTCGTCTAGGTTATGTGGATGTGTTCTTTGAGTCGCAAGACGTAGCAAGTGAGATGTCCGTAGACGTCTATTTAGACGATAATAATGAGCCTAGCTTTACAAAAGTCTTCTCCTTAGAGAAACCGGTTAGTGGCAATTCAGGCAAGATCATCCGACGCGTTTACATTAACGCTATGGCTCAAGCGGTTCAGCTAAGGTTGTACTACTCTAACGCTCAAATGTTCGACTACAACACGGGCTACAAGCAGTTTATCCTACACGGCTACACGATCTACATTAAGCAAAGCGGCCGAATCGTCAACTACTCGGCGGTATAGATGAGCAGTTTCGTAAAACTCAATATCACGCTACCAGACGAGGAAGACTTTCGCATCTATCTGCAAAGTATTCTGAATGCCCATGCTGCGGCGATCAATCAGAGGGATATAGCTATCTATGACACAGCAGAGAACCCCACTGGTCAGTTATGGCCCAACCCCTCCGTTTCGCCTGATGCCACAAATACTACCTATCGTGTGTTTGTGCCTGTTACTTTGTCGGCTTATCCAGCACCTAATGTCTTTCCTCACGGGTTAGATATCAAAGGCTATGTATTTACATTGATTACAGGGACTATTTGCAATAGGGTAAATAGGGCGTTGGCTATTCCATACCCAGGCACGGATCAAGTTTTACTAGATGTAAACGCTACAGACGTAATCATACAGTGTAGTACAAATGCTTTTGACGGCTTTGTGGGCGAAGTAGTTTTGGAATATCTCAAATTAGTGTGAGGCTATATGGCAGATTTAGGCGGATTTTTATTTGGCAATAGTGCGAAGACTGAGAAGTTAGACACCAAATCGCCCGAAGTAAACAAGTACCTACTCAATGTACTTAACAATTTAGATCCTGAATTAGTGGCCAACTTACAAGCTGATCCGACTTTTGCAGCTGGTAGCGACTGGCTTCAACAGGTGTTAGGTGGAGATACCGACGCAATAGAGGCGCCAATCAAGAACGACTTCTATAAGAACATCCTACCTAGCATTTATGCGCAGTATGGCGGAGCTAACGGCCTTCAATCATCAGACTTTATGAACGCTCAAGCAGGCGCAGCAGGTGACTACTCAAACAAACTAGCAGCCACACGCTGGGGTGCTCAGAACCAAGCCGCTCAAACAGCTGGTAAGTATGGTAAGTTTGCAGGCGATCAAGCCCTTGGAGCTTCAGCCCAGGGTACGCAAAGCACGTTTGGTTATCAGCATACGCCAGCTAACAATGGGTTTGTAACTTCTGTAGCTTCAGCCGCAGCAGGTGGAGCAGGTCGAGGCTTTGGTAACTATGCAGCTAATAAGGTGTTTGGCTAATGAGTTTCTTTACTACAGTACCCGCTAAAACAAATCCTATCGGCGATTCATTCTTAGGTGGATTTAATGAAGGCATCGAATCAGTCTCTAGAGAGCGTGATCTAGCCTCCGCTACTAAGCGCCAGCACTATTTGCAAGAAGAGCTCTACAAAGAAGACTATCAGAAAGCAAAGCCTTCGCTAGATGCCATCATCAATAACGAAGCATGGTCACCCTCTCAGAAGCAAATAGAGATCGAGCGTTCGGCTGAAATCCCTCTTTCGGTGAAAGACAGGGCTACTAAGGCTTATAATAATCAGGTCGCTGAGCAGCAAAAGGCAGTTACTCAAAAAACTGTTCAAGCTTTTAATAAAGAATCGACTGAATTTGTAGCGAATGCTCTTGGAATTATCACAGATCTAAAAGGCGACACTATTCCGACGCCAGGACTTACCAACCTACGCGATCTTGACGAAGAAGGATTGATAAAATTTAGCACACTTTCCGATCTATACCGAAACAATTTGCTTCAGGGTGATTCTCAGGCGACAGCATGGGCAAGAGCTAAACAGGATTTTGACAAGAATAAATCTGCACTTATGGCCGAAGCCCAAGAAGAAGCAAAGCTTTCTAACGATCTCAAGATGCAAGAGATCAGAGACTATGAAGCAGCGGATAAAGCGGATAAAGTTAAGCTGATCATGGACAACCCTAACTTTAGCGATCGCCAAAAGATCATAGCTCTCAAGGGCGAGGGTATTGAAGCTAAAGAAGCATTGAACATCATTAAGAAAAATGATCAAGCGCAACAGTCTTTAGCGAAGATAGAAAACGAAACAAAAGCTCTTTCCTTACGCAAAGCCTCTCAGAATGCTTATAAACATCTGATCGATTATCGCGGCAATGTCCCACGCAAAGCTTTAGAGTACGCTTCAAGAAACGCGGATGATCTTCTATCACCAAAGTCATTAGCTAAGCTCAAAGATCTAGGTGTAAACGATGAAGTTCTTCGCCGCATGAAAGGCGAGAAGCGTAAAGCGACTCAAGAAGAATTGGGTGAGGCTTATCAAAATGCCGATGAAAAATCCATTGTGAAATGGTTAAAAGATAACGAACTGGAAGAATAATGGCCCTCACACCCGAAGAACTCATTCTAATCCAACGCGGACGCAATAGAGGGGCTGGCACTAGCTTTGCTCGCGGTTTACGCGGTTCATCAGCTGGTATCCTTACAGGTCAAGGCTTGTCTAAGGAAGAACGCCAAACAGGCGCCGCTCAACATGGTGAGAGCTTTACGAATGATACGATTGAGGGTTTCGGTCAGTTACTAGGCGATCTTCCTGCTATGGCCGCTGGTGGTACTGCGGGTACTGCGGCAGGTGGAGCATTAGGATCAGTAGCTGGGCCAGGTGGAGCAGCGGTAGGCGCAGCCCTTGGCGGTGGTGCTGGTGCTTTTGCAGCTCCAGAAGTTATCAAAGCCATGTATGAAGAATACCAAAATGCTCGTAATGACCTTGGAGATATATCCTTTATGGATTACCTCAAGGCTGTAGCATCTAGAACAGGCAAAGCAGCTGGTAAAGGTGCTATCTTTGGTGGAGTTGCTAAGGCACTCATTCCATTTTTGCATGGCACTGCGGCTCAAGCAGTGCTAAATAAGCTTCCTAAAGGCGCTGCTATTGCAGGGTCTCATGCTGTAGAAGCTATCACAGAAGCTGGCATTCTAGGCGCTCTAGACACTGCTTTCGATGATGCGGTTCCACTAGAAGCTTTTCGCGATAACCTAGTCATGGTACTAGGCGCAAAGATCAGTATGGGGCTAGCTGCTACTCTTAAGAAGTCTATGCAGAAGCACCCAGGCGCTAAAGAGAAGATCGCCAAGCAGCTATTGCTTGAGTACAAACCATCTCTACGCGAGAGAACAGAGAAAGCCCAAGCAGAAGCCAAGCCAGAAGAATCGGGCAAGTCTATGGTTCTTCCTCAAGAGCATGAATTAACGGGGGAGTCTCAACCCTTATTAGAACATAAAGAGGGGGGTAAAGCTGGTTATACCGAAACGCCTATCACTCCTGAGCAAGAAGCTAAGGCCGCCGCCATCTCACGCAATCAAGCAGAAGGCATAGCTGAGAAGCCTGTAACCAAAGAGCAGCGCGCGCTAAGAGAAGCCAATACAAAAGAAGCTAAAGAAGTTCGCGAAGCTAAAGAGCACAAGGCTTTCGAGAAAGAGCAAGCCATCAAAGACGAAGCTAAGAAACGTAAAGAATCAGAAGCTAACGTCAAAGAGAAACCTCCTGAGAAAAAGAAGCTTAACGAGCGAGAAGCTGCTGAAGTAGAAGCCAACCCAGCGATCAAGCTCCTCAAGGACAAGATCAGCGAAGCCGAAGACAATATTGAATCGCATCGTAAAGCTCTTAAGAAAGATCCCACTAGCGACATAGAGCACGCACGCCTTGAAAAAGAGAAGGCAAAGCTAGCCGATCTCAAAGAGCGCCTCAACTCCATATCCAACAAGCTTTCTCAGCAGTACCGCAAGAAAGAGTCAACTCAGTACAACAACGAAGCGATTGTTGAAAAGATAGCTCGCGCCTTCAAGATTCCTATCCGTTCAGGAAAGATTAGCCATCAGAATATCCATGGTATTTATAAGCCCCATGAACGCGTTATCAGGCTACAAAGTCCAGGTGATTATGTTACGGCGTCTCACGAGATTGGTCATGACCTAGAGCGCAACCTATTCCCTAACGGCGACTATTCATCTATCGAGAAGTTCCGAGGCGAGCTAGAACCTATCGCTACCCAACCTTTGCCAGGTCAAGACACAATTAGTGAAGGCTTTGCTGAGTTTGTAGCGGCATATACTACCGATCCGAGAGAAGCACGCAGAGTAGCTCCTAAGTTCTTTGATCATTTTGAAGAGACTTTGAAAGCAAAAAACCCTCATGCACTAGAGATCCTACGTCGAGTGCAAGAGGACGCCCAATCAGTTGCTAACCAGAGTCCGCTTGATTATGTTGAGTCTAGGAATGGCTATAGCGATTCCAATTCCAAATGGGCTCAATTAAAGCGATATTCTGGAAAACTTTACGAGTCATTCAAAGATGATCCTCGTAAGTTTCTTCAGTCTAAATGGTCAGGTTTTTACGCTAACTGGGTAGATAGAGCCGCTCCTATCTATGGTTTTAGCCCAGAAGCTTATCGAGAGCTTCGCAACCATGCAGGCGTTGACGCTAAGGTGATGTCGTTTATCCATGGGCAAGGCGTTACAGACTTCAAGGAGACTAAAAAAACTTCCGAATCACTTCAAAAGATCCTCGAACCGATCGGCAAAGACTTTAAGAAGTTCGATGCCTATCTAGTAGCTATGCGAACTCTTGATCTTGCAAAAAGAGATATCATTACAGGTGTTACTCCTGAGCAAGCTAAAGCAGCCGTCATTCAAGGCGATAGCACATATCCTCAATTTAAGAAGGTAGCCGAGCAACTTCAACACTATCAAGACGCCGTTCTTCAGTATTACCGTGATAGTGGAATGCTTTCTCAAGAATCCTATGCTGCTATTAAGGATAAGAACCCGTTCTATGTTCCCTTGAATAGAGTCTTTGAAAACACCGTCGATATGTTTTCTCCAGGTTCAGTCCGTCAGCTAACCCATAAGATTCTAGGTAGCGAACGTAAGATCATGAGTCCGCTCGAAAATATCTCTAAGAACACTGCTATGATGACGCGCATGGCTAGTCGCAACGATGTGCTTAAGACGTTTATTGCTGATACGGCACATAAGCCAGGAATCGGTTCCATATTAGAGTTTAATGGTATCCAAGAAGCTAAAAGAGAGAACCTGATTAGTCTAGCAGCTGAACGCAGTGGATTAGATCCGGCTCTCTTTGAAACCGTTTCTCCTGAAATTCTTCAAGCCATGGCCGATCATTCTCGATGGACTAAAGATGGTAACGATATCAAAGTCTTTATCGATGGCAAGGCGCATCTCTATAACGTTGATCCATTGATCTATCAAGGTTTAGGAATGCTAGGACGATCAGAAGTGCCTATGGCCGTTCAGATGATGTCTATTCCTACTCAATCCTTGCGCTCGCTTACTACTCACTCACCAGATTTTGTTGTTAAGACATTCCTAAAAGACGTCGTTGAAGCCACAATTAAGACTCAGCACGGCATTACCATGGGGGATATCACCCGTGGAGTAGCTAGCGCTCTTAAGCAAGACGATCTTTATTGGAAATGGATGAATGCCAAGGGTGGTTACGTCTCCCCTGCAAGCTTAAGCCGCAAATCCATGCTTGAAAAATCGTTGAGACTGGAAAAGTCCGGTATCTACGAAAACTATAAAGAATACGCTCAAGCTTTAGAAAGTGGGGCAAGGATCGCCGAGTTTAAGGCTGGTGTCGCAAAGTATGGAGACACTAAAGAAGGCCGAGCTAAGGCCGCTTATGAGTCTAGGGAGATCACACTAGACTTTGCTAAGCAAGGCGTGAAGATGCAAAACATCAACCGATTGGTAGCCTTTTCAGCAGCACACATCAACGGTGTCGATAGTTTCGTAAGATCGTTCAAGCCGCGTTATCTTGAAAACGGCCACGTGGATATGAAGCCTTACTACCGTATGGCTCTTTGGGTAGGCATGCCTTCCGCTGTATTAGCTGCCATGAATAGTGGTGAGCAATGGTACGAGCAGCAGCCGGCTTACATCCGCGATTTATTCTGGCTAACAAAGGTAGGCGATAAGGTCATCCGTATTCCCAAGCCTCATGGTTATGGACAGTTGTTAGGTAACTCCATCGAGAAATTCGTTTCCTATACGAACGGTCATAATCCAAACGCTATCAAAGAGTGGAAAGATCAACTCGTTGATCAATTTAACGTCACCATAACACCTAACGCTTTAGCGCCTTTCATAGAGTCTCACTTCAATAAGACTCTATTTACTGGAAGAACGATCGTTCCTGAGTATCGTAAGGAAATGAAGAAGTACCTTCAGTATTCGCCTTACACCACTGAGCTCAGCAAGAAGACAGCAAGAGTGATTGCAGACATTTTTGGTGATTCTTTTAGCCCTGCCCTTGCTGAGAACTATATTCGCGCTTGGACGGGTACTGCAGGATATAACGTCCTTCAGACGATCGATAAGGCTTTCATCAAGTCAGGAGCAGTTAAAGCCCCTGCTATTCCAGCATGGAAGGACGCAACAGAATGGCCTCTATTTAGATCATTCTTTGCTAAATACCCTATGCTCAACTCTCGCGACCTTGAACAATTCTGGACTAAGCATCGCCAACAGATAGCCCTTGAATCAAGCATTCGCTCACTCATGAAAGAAGGCGACATAGAGCAAGCTAAGAAGCTCATGAACGAAGGAACTGGCAAGAATCTTAAGCCCGCACACCTAGCCATGAGACGAATGCTGCAATCAGTGAATGCTATTCAAAACTCAGATCAATATGAAGCCGACGAGAAGCGCTATCTGATCGATCAAATCTACTTACAAATGATGGCTATCGCACAAAAAAATATCTAAAAATGATCCGTTGGAGCATTTAAAAGGTAGTTCATAGAGCGATATCCAAGATTTGATTTACGTAGGTTCAGCATGACTTCATATTCAATCCAAGCAGTAAGGCCACCCTTGCTAACACTAGCTGCAGCGTCTATCACGACCTCGTACTTGTTAGTAGGAACCCTGATCAAGCCTGCGCGGAAAATTAAGTTCAAAAACAACACTAACGGCGACCTCTTACTTACCTACACGCTAGGTGAAGATATGATCTCGCTATCAGCTGGTGAGAAAGACGGAGACGACCTAACAGGTAACGCTCCTTCAAACGCCGATATTTTTGACGAAGTACAAGGCCGTTCCTACTACGTTAAATGGAAGGGATCAGCTCCAGGATCACCAACAGGTGACATTACCATCGAATACATTAGCGCTTCATACGGAGCATAGAGAAAAAACATGTCTAATAACGGAAACTTTGCTCCTTTAGTAGCTTCAAGAGATGGCAGCTTTGTCACCTTTTTAACCCCCTGTATCGCGGTTCCCTACAATCCGACCTCGAACGATTCTAACGTCCAGCTTTTTCAATCATGGCAAAACACTGTAACAAAGAGTTTCTTTGTTTATTCAGGTGCTGGCGCATGGGTACAAGTAACCAGCGGAACGGGCGGAGATATCACTTCCCTCACAGGTGACACAGGCGGAGCGCTTTCTCCCGTCGCAGGCAACATTAATATCGTTGGCGGCTCAGGCGTAGTTGTAGCTGGATCAGGCAACACGCTCACTATTGACGTGTTTGGCACTAACGAAGGTACTGTAACTACTGTAGGCGCTACTACTGGAAACGTTATCACTTATGATCTAGGCGCTGCAGGTGTCTACTCGCTTGATATCTTTATCGAAGGCTATGACGCAGCAACCCCTGCTGGTGTGGCTTATGCGATCACTGGTGGTGTTAGGACTACAGGTTCTGCTGGAGTGCTTATCGGTGCTCCTATGATCGACGCATTTGAAGAAGCTGCTCTATCAGCCGCAGATGTGGCTCTAGCCATTAGCGGAAACAGCCTTCAGATTGCAGTTACTGGTGTAGCTGGCAAAACCATCGTGTGGAAAGCACGTCTTGAATTTATTCGCTCATAGTACAGGTAACTTATGTCAGTCCACGGTTTCTCTAATTCCACGCTCTATGCAACTAACGTCGATTTTCGCGGCGTAACTCCAGTCGTCGATCAGATGACAGCAGATGGCCAACTTCTTATTGGTTCAAGCGTTGCTCCATTTATTCGATCTGGTTTGCTTACAAGTGTAGGGTCTACGGTTGATATTACCGTGGGTCATGGCACGATCAACCTAGAGACTATCGGCGGCGTTACAACAATCGTTGGCGATTCTGGCCAAAGCGTTACAGGTGCAGTTACCCTTTATGCTGATCAAGCGGCTCTAAATTGCGGCTCAAGCGTAACCTTCACGACAGACGGTGCTCAGACAGCTACTTTCAATGTAACTGACTCAAGCAATAACACCCTTCTGGGCATCAATACAGGCAATCTTTCTCTTACTGGGTCTACGAACACTGGGCTGGGAGCGGGGGTTTTAACCGCACTCACGAACGGGATATCCAATTGCAGTTTCGGTCAAGGATCTTCAACCTCCATAACATCAGGGACTTATAATAGTTGTTTTGGAACCCTAGGTTTGAGCAGTCTTTCAGGTTCCTCATACTGTTCAGCTTTTGGAGCACAAGCCCTAGCCAATTTGTCCTCGGGAAACTATACGACTGGCCTTGGATACAATGCTGGGATCTATCTAAACGGTGCGGAATCAAGCTCAATTTGTATCAACAGCTACGGTGATACAGGGGTTAGTAATCGCCTTAAAATTGGGCAGGCTACAGGGACTGGCACTGGAGAATTATCGACATCCTTTATTTCTGGCATCAATGGCAATACAGCCTTAACTACCCCTCTCATGGTGGTTATCAATAGTTCTGATCAGCTTGGAACAATGCCACTTCCAACTAGTGGAGTTACATCACTAGTGGGTGATTCTGGAACGACTGTAGATGGTGCAGTAACCCTTACCACAGGCAACTCTACACGAAACTGCGGTAGTACAGTTAAATTTGTCTCAGGGACTACGACAGTTACTCTAGATGTGATGGACTCAAGTAATAACTTGTTTTTGGGTACCAACGCTGGAAATGCTGCCGATACAGGCCAAGACAATACTGCGGTAGGCTGGGGGGCGATGAGCTCAAATTCATCCTCAGCATATTGCGTAGCCATTGGATATGGTGCTCTGGGTACATCCTCAGCGTCCTTGAACCACGTAGCGGTAGGCCTAGGGGCACTTGGTGCTGCACAAGGTTCTTCAGACTGCACAGCTCTAGGATTTGGCGCCTTAAATCAATCTGCGCACGGCATCCAAAACACTGCGGTAGGCAGCAATTGTTTGAATGTTCTTAACAATTCTTTCAATGCTAATGGCAACGTGGGTATGGGGTATCAATGTTTTTCTTCAATGACAGGTGGCTCTCGCAACGTAGGGGCAGGTACTACCACAGGTAGTGCTTATACAAGTACTGAGAGTGACAACATCCTCATCAATAGTGCTGGGGTGGTCTCAGAGTCTAACACCCTAAGAATTGGCCATGCCACAGGCACAGGCAACTATCAATTAAACAAAGCCTATATCCAAGGTATTGCAGGAGCTACCCTCTCAGCAGGTTCTCCTACTCCTTACCTAACCCTTACAGATACATCAGATGGTCAAATTGTTTGTCCTACGCCAGTTCAAGCTAGTGCAGCGTCTACTACCTATGGTTCCCTATCTGTAGGTACAGCCCTCCAGAACACTGCCAACTACCCTATCCTTGTGCATGTGCAGATGGTTATCTCTGCTGCGATTACAGGTGTGGTTAGTGTGGGTGTAGGTTCTACTAACAGCCCAACAGCTAGAGCTATCACTCCAACTCTTTCAGGTGCTTCAAGTCAATACTTTAGCTTTGTAGTCCCTGCTAAGTTTTATGCACAGATAACAACTTCTGGAACAGTAACAGTCACTTCTACAACTACATTTGCATCACAAATAGGCTAACCTATGTCAGTCCACGGTTTTTCCAACTCTACGCTTTATGCTACCAACGTGGATTTCCGCGGTGTTACACCCGTTGTCGATCAAATGACGGCCGATGGCCAGCTTCTAATCGGGTCGGCAACGGCCCCTTTTATTAGGTCTGGGTTCCTTACAAGCGTTAACAATACTATTTTGTTTAATCTTGGTAACGGGACGATCGACCTAGCTGCTAGTGGTGGCACTATCATCAATGGTGACACAGGGGTTCCAGTCTATGGCCCTAACATCTATGTCTATGCGGATCATGGCGACAACTACTGTGGTAGCACAGTCCTCTTTGAGGGTATATCAGGCAATACAGATCTTCAGCTTCAGCTTTCTGATACCAATGGAAACACCTGCCTAGGCCAACAAAGTGGCAATGCTAGTAATCTCCTTACAGGGATACAAAACACCCTTGTGGGCACACAATGTGGATACTCACTGGTGGGTGGTTCTGGCACAGTAGCAGTTGGAAATCAAGCTCTACGCTCAAGTGTCAATGATAGTTATTCAACAGCAATTGGCACCTCAGCTTTATATAGTCTTAATGGCTCTATAGGCTTAACAGCTTGTGGTTACACTGCGCTAAGTGGAACTGTAAGCGATACAGGCTGCTCAGCTTTTGGGTATCAATCACTCGCTCAGCTCAATGGTGGGGGTAGCGCTAATAACTGCTCAGCATTTGGTTACAACAGCTTATTTGCTTCTTTTACAGACAGCGACAATAGTTGTTTTGGTTTTAACACGCTCACAAATACCCAAGGGGGCAGTTTCAATTGTGCTTTTGGTTCACAGAGTATGCAAGGCACCTCGCCAAGCCATGCCACACGAAATTCTGCATATGGATACCAAAGCCTTTTTACATCAGGTACTAACTGTAATTCAAACGTAGCTGTAGGGGCACAAAGCCTTTATAGCACAGCTGGCGATAGCTATTGTGTAGCAATTGGTGACGGAGCTTTACAGAATCTTAATGGTGTTAGTGGTATAACTGCTGTAGGATGTCAAGCTCTCTTTAGTAGTGTTCAGGACGCCCAGAATACTGCTCTAGGCTTTCAAGCTATGTACTCAACTAACTCTGGGGGTATGGGAGGCAATGCTAACGTAGCGACAGGCTATCAGGTGATGTATTCCAATATCTCTGGGTCACAGTGCTTAGCTTCAGGTTTTCAGGCTCTGTTTAGTGCGACTACACCTAACTCTACAGTGGCAGAAGGCTACCAAGCCATGTATCAAAGCTTGACCTCTGTAGGCTGCACAGCAACAGGATTTCAAGCTCTCTATAGCTCACAAAATGACCAATACCATTGTGCTTATGGTGACAGCGCTCTCTACTCAATAAATGGCTCTAACAACTGCTCAGCTTTTGGTACTGATTGCTTTGGCTCGCTAGTTACAGGGCAGAACTCATCAGGGCTGGGAGCATTTGTTTTTTCAAATATAACTACAGGGGAGGGCAACCTAGGGCTTGGCTATAGTGCTGGCTCAAGCTGCACTTCCAGCGACTCTTTCAACGTCTGCATAGCCTCCAATGGTCTTTCAGGGGACAATGGGGTTATCAGAATTGGTGACATTACAGGTTCTCCAGCTCAGAACCAGTTTCAAGCTGCATATTTCTGTGGTATTAATCAATTCACTCAAGACCCTCTATTAGCAGGGCCTCAAGTTGTTACGATCAGCACATCCAACCAACTTGGAGTGACTAGCCTTCTATCTGGCGCTATCCAGACAATCGTTGGCGATTCTGGAAGTATAACAGGTAACACAGTTCAAATTTTCGCTAATCAAGCCATTCTAAATGCAGGTAGCACAGTTTCTTTTAGCAATAGTGGCACAACTAGCACGCTAAATTTAAGCGATAACAACCAAAACACCATCATAGGAAATGGCTCTGGAGTGGTTGCCCCTTTATTTGGGAGTGGTAACACTATTCTTGGAAGTGGAAGTTTTAATAATGCTGCCTCAGCTCATCAAAACGTAGGAGTTGGTGCACAGGTACTTGTAAATTGTGTTTCGGATGGTGGACTAGTCGCCATTGGTTATCAGTCAATGTATGCAGCTAATGGTGTAGGTCAATCAACAGCTACAGGTTTTTTAAGTCTGCAACAATCTGTTTCTGATAGTGGCAATTCAGCTTTTGGGTACCAATCTTTAACCTTTCTTAATGGAGCTGGAAGCGCAATTAATAACAGTGCTTTTGGTGTTAATAGTCTTCCCAACCTAGTAACAGGTTCTTTTTGCGTAGGTATAGGAGCCAACAGTGGTGAAGGGTACACATCTAGCGAATCTAGCAATATTTGTATCAACAGCTATGGTGTGGTTGGTGAGTCCAATGTTGGAAGGATAGGGGCAGGAACAGGAACTGCCAACCAACAATTAGCAGAGTTCTTCCTAAGTGGGGTGAATGGCAACACTCTAGGTGGCACTCCTCTAATGGTGGTCATAGATAGCTCTACAGACCAACTAGGTGTTCAGGCTATTCCTACGACTAGCGTTCAAGCGTTGACCCCTGTAACTCATGGAGCTTCTCCTTACACTGTCCTCACAACAGATCAATTTCTATCGTGTGCGACTAGCGGTGGTGTGATTACTCTCCTCCTCCCTAACGCTCCAGTGACTGGTCAAGTTTGGACTGTCAAAGATGCCTCTGGTGCAGCAGCTACTAGCAACATCACTGTAACCACAGTGGGTGGAGCGGTGACTATCGATGGGGTAACTTCCTATGTGCTCAACGTCAACTATCAATCAATCAGCGTTATCTTTGATGGCGCCTCATACTCGGTATTTTAGGTGTTCTAATGGCATATGATGGCCCTCTTCCTCTAGTAGAAAAAGCTGGTGGAACTAATCAAGCTACCTACACAACAGGCGACACACTCTACGCTAGTGCAGCTAACACTTTGTCTAAGCTTGCCATAGGTACTGCTGGGCAAGTGATGACTGTTGCAGGAGGTGTGCCTTCTTGGGCTGCTTCTGGTGGTGGTGGAGGGGTTGTGGGATTTGCTTCGACTGTTTCGACGACTGCGACTAGCACGGCAACTCTTGTTGATACATTTACAACGCCAACAACCACCAATAGTGTGTTTGTGATTAGTATTACTTACACACCAACCTCATCTACTAGTAATTTAGTTTTTGATTTTTGTTGTCCTTATAATGGCCCTATGGGAGTTTTCTTGTTTCAAGGAACAACTCTCCTTAATTCATATCCAATGGCTCCAGCAAATGGTACTGCGATATTTAATTTTGTTAAAACCTCTGGAACCACTTCATCAACAACCTATTCTGTTTACTATGCTTCTAACATTGCATTAAGCAACGCTTCTTTATTGGGTTCATATAATGGAACTGAATCAATGACCTTCTCTGTGACAGAGATCGCCTAGCCCCTAAATCACCCTTTTGCTACTATCCCCTTAACCCCACAGGTACCCATGCCAGAAGCCCTTAAGCAAGCACTCCTCAAAGTCCTACACTCAGCATTGCGCTCAGAAGGTCTTACTATCCTACAAGATGCCCAAATTGTGATTGGTCACCTACTAACTCCTGCTCAAGCAGCTCCATTAGCTCCAGCAGTTGCAGCAGCACAAGCAGCAACTCCAGTGGTTGCTCCAGTGGTTGCTCCAGTAACTCCAGTGGTTGCTTCAGTAACTCCAGTGGTTGCAGAAGCAGCTCCAGTGGTTGCTCCAGCAGCATTTTCAGAAGCTGTAATGGACTAAAAAAGCACTTTGCATAGTAGCAGAGTAATACTAGGGGGAGCAATCCCCCCTAACCTAGAGGCCACATGAGCATTACCCTAATCATTGTTGTAGCAGCATCCCTAATCGTTGGCTATGTCAGCTCAAGGTTCCTGCCTCCCAATAGTCCCATCGAGCAGCTAGCTGAAGAAGAGATCAAGGCAGAGACAGGTGTGAGTGTAGACTTTAGCGCAGACAAGACTCAGAAGTAACAGCTATTTCCTCAACAAGTCCTTAGCGATCCCAACGATGATGCCTATTGCCGCCGCAGTTGCTATGGTGAACAGGATTGTTTGCGCGACGATCATTTGTACAAAAACTCAGAGGTGAGCAAATCGTAGTTAGGGAGCCCAAGAGCTCTCCATTCCGCAAACTTTTCGGACTTGCTGAGTATGTTATCTATTACGAGAGTGTCTTCGACTCTAGTGCAAATATGTATCGCTTCAAGAGGGGCAGCATTGATAAAGAAAGGATTGTTGCTACAAGCGACTACCTCAAAGTCAAACAATGAGAAGTAATCCTTAGCTCTAAGTTCCTGAGCTTCTTGATCATCAACACAAAGCTCATTTAGAAAACAAATTGAATATTCATCACCTAACCATTTTAAGTGATCGACATATTCACGCTTGCGACTAGAGTCTTTACCTATGTAAAGAGCTTTTTGCATCTTAGGGGGTTCAATTACTTTCATTCCACAACCTCAGCGGCCTTCAGCAGCTCTTCCTCATTGTAGAGACCCTTCTTAACGTCATCACAAACGCTATTGTGACCAGCTAATGCTTCTTTAAGCGATCTATACTTGAGTTTCCATTTTGAGAGATCGTGGGTATGTCCCTGCACGAATACGCGTGTGCCGAAGACCTTTGCCTCGCCGCCCATATCGTAGCCAACCCAGATCGTTACAACCTCAAAGTCTTGGCGCTTGCTAGACGACACGCAGGTTTTAGCTACGTTCGCATACTCAGGGAGGCCAAGCAGGAGCTCCCATTGCTTTTGATTAAGCTTCTTAAGCTCTTTGTCTAGGTACATGCGGCGTCTTTTTGGGCTTTGAGCTTCACAAACAGACCTTTCATGCTCACGAGATTGTTGTCGAAGTCTTCTTCGCTCAGGTTGCTATTGACCATGGTGCTGATAGATACGCCTAGCATAGCGCGGATAGCTGCTTCAATATTCATATGACCTTCGTTGATAAACTTGCAGAACGCTAGCTCGGCCTCTTGCACGTCCTTCTCAGTAGGACGAACTATCTCGATAGGGTAGCTCGTCTCTAGGACAACAGGCTCGTTGATATCGATGACTTTTTCGATCGGTTCTTTTTTAGACTTTTTCATAGGGATCTCGTATGGGGGTAAGGGGTTCCTCATCGCCGTCCAGCATTTTCTCTAATCGATTGATTCTTTTCGATTGCAAGTAGACCACATATAGCAAAAACAGCAAAGTGGCCATCAGAGCGCCAATGGTTGTATGGCAAATAGCGCTGTCAGTCATCTTTAGGCGCCCATTTTTCTATAAACGTATTCATGTTTTGATCAAAGATTATATTAGATTGCTTGTACATAGGACTTTCATTTCCATAGACTCGATAATCAGACACAACGCGAGCCATGTCGTCCAATACCATCTTTAACTCACTTTTAAACTCTTCTCTAGGTGTCATAATTGCGGCCCATATTGCGTGGAAAAAGTATCGAGATAAACTCTAAATCGTCCGCCATACTCAATTAGCGTCTCTTCTAACGTAGGATCAACGTCTGCAACAAGGCATCTCTTTATATATTTCTCATGAGCCTCAAGCAGTTTAGCCATTTCTCCAAGATACTCCATGTGGAGATAGCGCTTTCGATCGCGTTCAATTGTGTATTCGTTTGGTTCTTCTTTCATTCTTTGAGGCTCCAGCAGCAATAGATTAGGGTTGCGACGGTGACGACCGCGGCGATTAGGAGGGTGAGCATGGGGCTACTCCTTAGGAATTTCATCTATTAGATTGTTATAAATAGTTTTTGCTACAATTTTTAAAAACTTTTTATCCCCTCTCACGCATAAGATTCGAAACGACCCAACAAGAAGTCGGTGGTAAGCGTTAAAACAAGGTATAGTGTCTTGATCTTTTGTTAATGTTCTTACGTCATTGACGATTTGATTCTCTAAAATATCATAGCCATCCATCTAGCTCACTCTCACATTCGTAGTAACGATAGGATCCTTCCTGTATTGGTCAACCTCATGCGAGCTAATACACTTATCCACACAAAGTTGCTTGTAGTCTACAGGCCCACTTCTGATCGTTTGATAGTATTTTAATCCGCATCCTACAAGCCTAACTCTTCCGTTAGCGATCTTTTCCATTCCAGCTTTAGCCGCTTCTATCTGGTTTTCAGCTTGGCGTTTCTGTTCTAGAGCTTCTTTGTATATCTGAGCTGCAAAAGCCCAGTCCTCAGACTCTTCAACTGCCCAGTCAGCATCGCTAATATCAGGTTCGCGAAACTCGTCAATCATTTCATGGAACTTTGCGCAGGCTTGAAGGACACGTTTAAGTTCTTCGGGTGGAAAAGGCTCAATGCGATGAATGATTCCGTCTATTCCGTCGAAAGCAACAAGCAAACCGTATTTAGCTCCCGTTACAAAAATCTGCCATTTGATTTGAATTGCATAATGCTCAGGTATCTCACCGCTTAAAATCTTGGCATGATTAGCAGCTCCAAGAACTTTGATTTCTACGACGGCTTCAACTAAATAAATCCAAGGCCCTTCAACGGGGGTATCAAAAACCCGCATCCCAATGCAACCGTCTAAGCTGGCAGCGTAAAGGGGATTTAAATAGTGTTCTACGCAGATAGGCTTATCAATCTCACAGCCTAGCTTTTGTTCAGCCCATAGGCGCGCGGGTGTCTCGAGAGCCTTGCCCCTATCCAAAGCAGGCTGAAACATCTCACGCTTCTCCCCAAGCACCATCTCTCGCCATAGCTGATTAGCGGTGCAGTAAGGAGACTTACCCATGATAACGGCTGGCATAGTAGCTGTAGTGCGACCGTGTTTCTTGCGCCATGCTAGCCACTCATCGGAGCCTTGCTGACAATCAAATAGCCTAAACATTTTCGCCGTCCTGAGCTGCTCGGAAAGCTTCTGCTTTATCTGCGAGCTCTTTCTCAAAGCGTCGTTTGACTACTTGGTATTGATTACGCTTTAACTGATTCCATCCAGTTACTTTGTAATGATTCTGAAAGTTTTTGGAGACTTCAGGAAATTTAACGCTGATAGCATATAGATCATCAAGTTCTTGCTGGGATATTTCATCAATTGGAGAAACGTCTATTGCCCCTTTCGAATCTTTGTCAAACTCACCGTCGACATAAAGTTTGCCCATCTCGTTAGGAAAGCCCTTTCGTAAACAAGCCATTTCTGTACATTTAGAGATCATGACGTGACCCTTAGTGGCCCAGAGACCTGATACTTTGCTCTCACCCGTTTTCTTATCTGTAAACGTTTGAACGTACTCATCAAAAAAGCATGTATGCTCTATCTCGTGCCAAGTTCCGTCGCTCGTAAGTTTTTTTACATACGCGGTACAAGTTAGGATTAATCCATCAGGTTTGTAAGTAAACGTTGCGCTTCGACCAGGCGCATACTTACCAGTTCGATCAGCAATGAGCCTTGCGCCGTCGATCGACACTTGAGGCGTGTAAGCGTTCCGTCCAAGCTTTGAATCCCATCTTGGGATCATCCAAATCTGCTTAGCTATAGGATCTAATCCCGTATGTCTAGCAATGTTCAAAAAGACGGCTATTTCATCAGGGCTTGCTTCTTTACAGAGAATTTCTCTAATAAGCTTCTCTTGCTCAGGACTCATTCCGCCAAGTACGGGCGCAGGTGAATTAGTGTGGACGGTAAGGCTCATATAGGCTCCCAAAGCAATAGTTATCATTGCTGTATTTTACGTATTGGTTTACAGTATATCTTAAGTAACAAATACAAACAAGTGATACGTATGATCAATGAAGATTACAATTCGTTTCAGCTGAAAATCACAGTGAGCGTCCTCAACAAATTCCGCAAATGCCGTGAAATTTTACAGCAGGAAGCAAAGCAAGGCATGAAAGTCATGAATGCTTACGTTTTTGAGCAAGCGCTAGACGCTTTTTTATCTGGAAAGAAGACGAAATAAAAAAGGCCGCTTTAATCCAGCGACCTAAAAACACAACCTGAGAAAACACAATTGAGGTGCCCGAACAGTGAAGCTCGGAGGTTTTGAGTAAGTATAGACATACGTAGAATTATACTGCAAGTGCCTAAAGTGTCAGGACTAGTGTAAAACGATTAATCAGGAGATGTGGTAATGGACTTAAGGCAGCAATTGGCAGACGCCTACGCAGATTTAGCGGCGACTCTTCAGCGAGTGAAAGCTTTAGAGGAAAGAGAGCAGCAACTTATTGAGATGAACGATCAACTGAAAGTTAGAATACACAGCTTCTTGAACGTCATGCTTAGTAAAAACGATTAAGATTTACAGAACTCACATATGTTACATATGTCACAAGGACCCCTACAAGGGCTCTTTTTTGCTTTCTACACTATTCAAGAAACAGGCGACTGGATTAAGGTAAAAAGAAGCCCTTCTCAGGAACTAAGTGAGAAGGGCTAGGTGGCTCGAAAGCTAAGACAAAATGAACTTAACAGGTTCCGCCATATTTTTAAAGAAAATAGGCCAAAATCTTAGCTCGAGCCACTGATTATTTTCAATACTCAGCAATAAGACTCCGCTATGAGCAGCACTCAGCCAACATATCAATTCACCTCAATTTCGATCCCAGCACCTATCTACTGCGACAAATCATTGTCACCTGTAGAAATCCTATTGTGGTCAGAAATATGCGCTCTTTCTCAAAGCACGCCTTGCATAGTTCGCAATTCTCA